CCACAATGGGAATGTTTGTCTTTACAGCAGAAAGTTTTTTGAAAAGAGGTGCAGAAGAAGCAACTTCTTGTGCTGTCTTTCGTCCAAATATTTTGGAAACGAAAGAAGAAACTTTACCAGGTGTGTTGTATAAAGCCTTTTGTGCTCCAGAAGGAAGAGGAACATTTGCAGTTCCAGTCTGAAGATTTGCACGAAGTCCAAGTACCCTTGATTTAAGTGAACCAGGTCTCGCAGTTGATTGAAAACCTGGGCGAGCTTTTCTTGCTTGTTCTAACTCAAATCCACCTGCTGCTGCTTGTCCAGGTAAGCGATATCTTCCTGGATCTCTGAAACCTGATGTTCCTGGTCTTCTATATTGAGTACCTGTAGGTGCAGCTGCTCCAGATAATGAAGGTGCTGAGGGAGTTCTAATTCCCAATATATTCTTGACTTTATTGACAATACTAATACCTAAACTTCTAAATAATGCAACTGTTTTACCACCAATACTCTTAAAACCACCTTTTATTGAATTACCAACTTTAGAAAATAATTTCTTAGAGAACCCTTTTAATATATTTTTGATACCATTGAGAGTTTTACCATAACCTATAATTATACTTCTTAAAATTTTTGAAGTGTTCTGTAGATTATCACCACTTAAAAGATTTGTTATTTTGTCAATATTATTAAGGAGTCCTACAGCTGCTCCTCCCAATAAAATATTAGTTAAAAATCCAAGAGGGTCAAAGGCTCCATCAGAACCTAGTAATAACCTTTCACCAGGTTTTAATTTTCTCTTTCTCTCAGACTTTGCTTCCCTTCTTTCTCTTTTATTTTTATCTCTCTCTGACTTAAGATCATCAGAGACGCTTTCCTGTCTTTTACTTTCAGCTTCACTAACAACCAATAAAGATTGTGTGGTTTTATTGATATTTTCTAGTTGTTTACTTAAACTCTCATAAGAAACTTTGTCACTTGGTTGTGAATCAGATGATGATGTTTTATAAACGGATTGAGGGAGTTTGACAAGTGCAGATGAAGATATCTTTTTTCTTCCAGGTCTTACTCTTTCTTGTACTTTATCTGTGACTTTATTTTTTGCACTATCTACTACTTTATCCTTAATTTTATCTTTGGCCTTGCCTGTAACAAACTTTTTGGCAGTACTTGCAGCAGCCTTTTTACCAGCTCCTGCCATTAATCCTCTTGCAACTCCTGCGAGTAAAGGTATTGCCATCTACTTAACCCACTATATTATAGATTGATTTTACCACAATAAGATCAAAGTTATTGGTATCCTCCGCGGAGAAACCAGGAACTCTTTGTTGGGATCCAATAGAACCACTAGACTGTTGAGTTGCTCCTGTCGGAATAGGAAGAACTGTTGTTCCCCCTCCAGAAGATCCGTATGGTTGAACTCTACCACTCATAGTTGAACTTGAGGATTGAGATTTAGCAATTTCCGCGGATGGAGCAGATGACGATAGTGGTTTACCACCCATAATCTGTGTTCTACTTGACTTAAGGATTTGTTCTACTTGAGCAACAGTGTGAGCAGGTCGATTTCCCGAACCATACGCTGACATACCAGTGTCAGGATCAGGAACAGATGCAAATTCGAGAGACAATGCCTTCATCGCACCCCTCAGATCATTACTTTCACCCCTCAAGAATGCACCAACTTTAGGTCTCTTTTGCATGATCAACGCTGTCCCAAGTTTATCTTGGTTGGCGGGAGAGAACATATCATTCCTACTTAGACCTGCGTACTGTACAGCTTCTGGCATTACAGGAGGAATAATTTGATATTTACCAGCAGCAAAAATACCATAGTCACTTATCTGGGGGTTGGCTTTATTCATAAGGTACTTTTGTCTATCCATAATCTCACCAATTGTCATATCAGTCAGATTCTTACCAATCTTATTCATTGAATTGTGTGTACTTCCCACAATACGATCACCAATTGTACCTTGGTTCATAGAGTTATATCCACCCTCTCCTGAACCAATAAAGTCAAGAAGACTTCCTCCCCCAATCATACCACCACCAGCATAACCAAGTATTTTACCGAAGTTTGGTTTATTGTTACCACCTGCTGCAGCATTAGCGGCAAGAAGATTCATACCACCGTAGAGATCCACTGCTCTCTTACTCATCATAACTTCGCCAGGTTGAGCAGCGATCAGTTGAGTATCTTTTCCTAAACCTTCAATTTTTATACCAGTATTTGTATCGATGGCTCCTCCATCAATCATCGAGATGTCTCTTGCATTCACAACTTCACCACCACCTTCCTGTTTTTGTACCGCCCACTCTGGATATTCAAGTTTATCTATATCTGGTATTGAGATTTTAGGAATTGTGGGAAGATCTATGGGGTCAAGACCTGGTAGTATATTTGCCAACGAATTTATTGTATTTTCAAACATATCAAATGCATCATTGTACCGATCAATTATAAAGTTGAAGGGAACAAGTACGACATCATTAACAAATCCTATAATATTGTTACCAACATCGATTAACATGTTGACAAAATCATATATTGGTCTGACAAGTTTACCAGGATCATTGACAATGTCGATCAAGAAAGTAACGAGACCACCCAATAAAATATTTTTAAAGAAGTTACCAATGATGTCAAAAACATTACTAATTGGTTTTATTTTTTTCTCTACAGCTTTGGAAGTATCTTTATCAGTGTCTTCTAATTTTGCTTCTCTAGTTTCCCTCTTCTGTCTTTGTTCTTGACTTCTTATTCTCTTTGCAGTTTGTTCTTCCTTTTTTTGTCTTTGTTCGTCAAGTTTCAGAATACTCTCAAGATTATTTTCAATATTACTAAGAGTCCTTGACAGTGGTACTAACTCTTCCTGCCTGTCCTCTTCAATCTCAGACTTCACATCAGTGGTCTTTGATGGTGGGAGTAAATTTTTTAAAACTGTTTTTCCTGCAGATGGAGTAGAAGACCTAGGTTTTCTTCCAACAAAGTTAGAGGTTTTAATTGTCCTCTTTGACTTTACACTAAAAGAACCAGATTGTTTCTGTGCTCTTCTAAATTCATTTTTTAAAAGTTCGTTATCTCCTTCTCTTTCTTCCTTTCCACCTCCCATTCTATCGGAGGCCATCTTCTCTTTGATAAGAGTTTTATATTCGTCATAATCTAATTCAGCTTCATAGTCTTCTAGACCGAGTAATTGAAGAATTCTTGGGTCAATATCTTCTTGCTTGGATTCTTTTTTCTTTTCTTTTAAATTCTTTCTGACAGCATCAACCGCCTTCTTAGTTTCCTGCTGTCTTTTCTTTTTCTCTTGTGCGTCTCTCTTTCTCGACTTCTCTAATTCTTTTAATAAATTATCTACGTCAAGAAAATTATCGTCACTCTCTTCTTCGTTTCTTATAGCATCGAGAAGAGCGTCAAGATCATCAGATACGTTTCCACCAGAAGCCTTCTTCAACTGATCGATTTGTTTATCAACAGCTGACTTCTTATCGGATTTTGACCTTCTGATCCTTTTAGCCATTTCGTGCCTTCATCTTTTGCTCTTCTTCCTCAAGATGATTTTGAAGTAATGCAACGTAGATGTCCCTCTCCCAAGGCATCATGTTTTCAATCTCTGTCAATGAATATTTATGGTACTGCATCATGGCAAAATTTAACCTGAAGTAGTTTTCCAGGTCCATATGTACCAAACCTATCCGAAAAAACTTGAGAGACCCTCCAGAACTACAGTGCTGTTCACTTTAGTAACAGGATTTCTAACTTCAATAGTGTGAGAAAGTTTTGGCATCGTCTCAAAGAACTTCTCAATCTGTTTGAATTGTGAAGAACTCATTTGTTCAAGAAACTCTATCACCTCTTTCTTACTGACATCATCTGTTGACCATACTTCTTCTTCATTGTAAATCTTATCAACACATGTTGCAATCAGTTCAAAGGATTTATCTACATTATTATCTTCAAAATCAAAGTTGTTCTTAATGAATTGATCCAGAGAAGGATACTTCATCTCCATCATCAGATTATCATCAAGTTTGATCTGTTTGGAATGATTTTCATTCTCAACAACCTTGATATCCTCAAGATCAATCTTAACACTGATGGAAGTTTCACCGTCATCAGGTGCAATAATATTTACTTCTACTTCTTCTCCAACAGACTTTCCTCTAATATTGAGGAAAAGATATTCAATATCAAAGGTAGGAAGAGTTTCAACTTTGACACCTCTAGAGATAATACAATTTTTAATTACGGTCTTGATGGCGGTCGTAATATTTTTTGTATCTTCACTCTCAAGAGCAAGGACAAGGAGTTTTTCTTCTTTGACTAAGAAAGGTCTGAACTTAATAATCTGTTTTGTAGAAGGCAACTCAAGTTCATAAGTGGGAGTAGCAATCTTTGGTAAAGGCATGATATCTTATGATGATTTCAGTTAAAATATTTAGTTACGTTTTCTACGCTTTTTTGGTTGAGGAATACCAAGGTCATGTTCTGTCAAGACCTTGAATTGTACGCCATTATCTTTTGCAAACTCCGCCGCTGCCTCCCATTTTGCTTGATTGACTGCATAGGTTGTACATTCATTGATATATGACTTTGTAACCCGTGATGGTTTCTTTGGTTCTACACATTGTTTTGCTGGTTTGATTTCAATAATGTATCGACAAACTTTACCATCCTGATGTCTTATTTGTACAATACCATCAGGATAATATCTATGAACTCTTTTGTCAATTGGTGACACATAGGGGATTGAGAACTCTTCCGATGCATACTTTAGAACAGCATCGTTTATGTCGCACCACTTCAAGAAATGTAATTCCCAACTACTACGATACACTATGTTTCTGGCATCCCCCATGTATTTTTCGGGATGCTGTGGGTGGAATCTTCCTTGATGATACTTCGAACCCTTAGGCATCAGTTATACATAGTAATAGTAGAAGTAACTGTATTTAGATGGCAGGTCCAACGCCGAGGTCTTATAACACTTCTGAAATAAAGAGTAGACTTCTAAATGTAGCTACTCCTAATACTTATATGGTGAAATTTACACCACCTTCACAAGTACAATCGTTAATGGCTGAACGTGGTGTAAATTATAGTACTAACGGCGAGACCTTTGAATTAGCTTGTCTCGGAATAAGTACTCCAGATACATCTTTCCTTACTCATTCTGTTCAAGCAGATTATCACGGTGTCACACAAGAAATACCATATCGTAGAGGATATTCTAATGAGATTGAACTTCGTTTTCTAGTTGATAACAACTATGACATCTTAGAATTTTTTGAGAGTTGGGTTGATTGGATGAGTGGTGTTGGTACAAGAGGAACTACTAATGATTTTAATAAAGGTTCTATGAATTATAGAGCTTCATACTATAATCATTATATCACGGATTTATATCTAACAAAATTTGAAAAAGACGTATCAATCGACTCAAGAATAATAAATAGTCGTCAATCGAAAAAGGCTATTGAATATAGAATGATCCAAGCATATCCCAAAGCAATAAATAGTATGGAGTTAGGATATGGTCCAGCAAGTGGACCACTTGAACTATCAGTTACTTTTGGTTATACCAGATATACACAAAAAAGAATCTCAGTCTAACAATGAAATCCTTTAAAGAATTTCTCTCCGAAGATGCTGCTTCAGCAACACAGTCTACCATTTCTGGAGGTATAACTGGTGGTGGTAAATCTGACGTTAAACTTTATCAAACAGATAGAGGATTCAAAGAAAGACCAAAGACTGGTATTGGTGGAAGATTAAAACAATTTGCGAAGGACAGGATGAAACCTTCGACAGAACCTGATAGATCAGGTCCAGAACCTGATAGATCAGGTCCAGGACAACAACCCGACAGAAAACCACAACCTTACAGAAGTTCTGCACCTCAACGTCCTCAAAGTGCTCTTCCTCCAGGTAAAGAACGTCCTGCACTTCCTGCAAGT